CTATTAACTAAAGTAAGTTCTACAGCGGACGCAGTGCCTACCGCAGGAAATCTTACACAAACTTCAAGTGGCGCTGAGTTAGCAGTTAATACTGCTGATAAAAAACTATACTCAAAAAATAGTTCTAATGCTGTAGTGGAAATAGCAGGAGCATTGCAAGCTTATCCTGTAGGTGCTGTTTATATTTCCGTTAATGCTCAGTCACCTGCTGATTTATTTGGAGGTCAGTGGGCTGTCTTTGGAGCAGGTAGAGCCCTTGTAAGTTTAGACGCTAATGACACTGACTTTGATGCGCCAAGAGAACTACAAGGTTCTAAAACTGTCGGCGTTGCGGTAGACACTGTAATTCCTACTACTGGTTATGGTTTAACAGGAAGCTCAGGTGGTGCTCTAATAAACCCAACTACTAGCGGAGCTTTAATTGTAGGTGACGGAACTGGTGATAGTTCGGACAGAGATGACATGGCTCACGCTACTTCTCCAGCGGCGGTTACTTCCTCTACAACTACAGTATCTGTAATACAACCGTCTATTGTTGTATACATGTGGGAAAGGACTGCATAATGTCCATCATTACTTCATTAATTGGCCCTGTCTCAGGTTTACTGGATAAATTTATAGAGGACAAAGATAAAAAAAATGCGCTTGTGCATGAAATTACAACAATGGCAGAAAAACACGCACAAGAACTTGCTAAAGGGCAAATTGAAATTAACAAGATTAGCGCAGGACATAAATCGCTTTTTGTCTCTGGTTGGAGACCTGCTGTTGGGTGGACTTGTTGCCTTGGCATGGCGAGTAACTTTCTTCTTATCCCGTTGGCAAACTTTGCGCTTGCTTTATCCAAGTCTACAATCGTTGTTCCTTTAATTGATTTGTCAACAATGATGCCTGTACTTCTTGGTATGTTAGGACTAGGCGCAATGAGAACAGTAGAAAAAACAAAAGGGGTTCAAAGGAACAACTAATGAAATTCACAAAGCAAGGATACATACTCTTATGACTTATTTACAACTTGTACAAAGTGTACTAAGGCGGCTAAGGGAAGACGATACAATTACGTCTGTGTCGGATAACAGCTATTCTAAGTTAATAGGAGAGTTTGTAAACGATGCTAAAAGGATTGTAGAGGACTCTTGGGATTGGTCTTCGCTACGTACAACATTTACTATTAACACAGTAGCTAATACATTTAGTTATCAGCTAACTGATTCGGATGTCAGCCTTAAAACACTGGATGTTATTAATGATACATCCAATTACTTTATGAGACCTGTGTCATCCCACTGGATGAACAATGCTTACTTAAACAGCGGTGTACCTAATAGCTCACCTGTGTACTACTCTTGGAATGGCTTTAGTGAGACAGGGGAAGCTTTAATTGACCTATATCCTATACCTGACAAAGAGTATATTATACGTGTTAATGCTGTGGATAAAAAAGCACCTATGGTTGCTGACAGTACTAACTTGTATGTTCCTTCTAATCCTGTAATACATTATGCAGTAGCTTTGGCTTCAAGGGAGCGAGGGGAAACTGGTGGTACATCCTCAGCGGAACTGTTTGCTATCGCAGATCAAACATTGGGTGACATGGTTGCTCTTGATGTTGCAAGACAGGAAGAAGAAACTATTTGGAGACCAGTATAGTGGCTCAACAATTACAGAACGTAACAATTAATGCACCTGCGTTTGGCGGTATTAATACGCAGGACTCTCCTGTGGGTCTTGACCCTAGTTATGCGTCTGTTGCAACTAATTGTGTTATTGACAAGCTAGGACGAGTAGGAGCTAGGAAAGGCTCAGTGTTGTTGTCTACAGCTACAAACACAGTATCTGCTAATCAAGGAGGAGCTAAAGATATAAAAATACAAACAATCTTTGAGTCCTTAGATAAAAGTGGTGATAAAGTTGTTTTCTCTGCGGGTAACAATAAGATATTTAGCGGTACATCAACTTTAACTGACATAACTCCTTCAGGTTATACTATAAGCGCTAATAACTGGAAGGTTGTCAACTTTAACGATCATGTTTATTTTTATCAAAGAGGACATGAACCTTTAGTTTATACTGACTCTGGTTCTCAAGGGCTTGTAAAACTGTCAGCAGTTACAGGTTTTGATGCTCCACATGCTACAAACGGTTCAGATTTACCTCCTTATCAAGCCAATGAAGTATTAGCGGCTTTTGGTCGTTTGTGGATAGCGGATATTACAAATAACAAACATACAATATATTGGTCAGATACTTTAAATGGTAATGATTGGAATGGGGGAGCAACAGGAGCTATTGATTTAACGTCTGTATGGCCTACAGGTCACGATGAAATTGTAGCGCTTGCGGCACACAATGGTTTCCTTATTGTTTTTGGTAAAGTATCTATTGTTGTGTATTCTGGTGCAGATGATGTTGTTACATCAGGTGTCTTTAAACTACACGACACTGTAGCGGGCGTAGCTTGCGTTGCTACAGACTCCGTACAACACACTGGTACTGACATTATATTCCTATCGGATTCAGGTGTACGTAGCTTTGGTAGAGTTATACAGGAAAAGTCTATGCCCATGCGAGACATTAGCAGAAACGTCAGGAATGACTTAGTACGTTATGTCAACGAGGAAAGAATAGCAGACTCTACATTAGCTCCTGTTAAGTCTATGTACAGCCCAGAGGAAGCTTTTTATCTTTTAACTTTACCTAATAACAATATAACATATTGTTTTGACATGAGACAAGCGTTACCTGATGGATCACACAGGGTTACAACGTGGTCAACTCCTATTGCTTTGTGTTACACAAGAACACAGGACGGTAAGATATACATGGGAAGACAAGGAGGTATTTATGAGTACAGAGGCTTTACTGATAAATTATGTACTCTTGTAGGGTCAACACAAACTTACTCCACATCTTCCTATCAATTAGCATACTTTAGCAACCCGTTAGATTTTGGAAATTCATCTAATATTAAATTCCTTAAAAAGTTTAAAATGACAATTATTGGGGATGCGGCGGCACAATCCGTTCTTAATTGGGGATATGATTATTCAGATTCTTACTACAAGCAAACTTTTACATCCACAAGAACTAATGCAACTACAGCTTTTTACGGAGTTGCAGAGTACGGTATTTCTAGTGTAAATACTCCTGTAGGAGCAACTGCTGATTTTACAGAAAAATTGGTAGACCCTACTAACCCTAGTGGTGCTAGAGTTCCTGCTACTGAGCCTTCTTTTGAATACTCATTAGGAACAGAAATACAAGTACCTAACGTACAGGGTTCAGGACATGGAACAACAGTTACTGTAGGTTTAGAATCAACAATTAGCGGATCAGAATTTTCCATACAAAAAATTGACATTAACGTATTATTAGGGAGACTTATTTAATGAGTAATTATACAAGAACTACGGACTTTGCGTCTAAGGATACTTTGCCGTCTGGTAATGCGGCTAAAATAGTTAAAGGAACGGAAATACACGAAGAGTTTAACGCCATTGCTACGGCTGTCTCAACTAAAGCAGACTTAGCAGGGCCAACATTCACAGGGACAGTCACAGTCCCTACACTATCAGCCGCTAATATTGCGGGAACTTTAGCAGGTACAATTAGCGGAGGGAGTTACTAATGGGTTTTCTATCGGACTTGTTATCATCAGGTCAAGCTTATAAGAACTTAAAAAGAGATATAAAAAGAAAAACAGATTTTAGGGACGAAACCTTAGCTCGTGGTACTGCTGTAGGTGAGCAAGGATACGAGCAGTCACAGTTTGTACCCTTTAGTGTTACATCTAGCTTAGGCGGAGTACAAGGTACTGCTGAAGGTGGGTTTGACATGAACTTGTCTCCAGAACAACAAGCTATACAAGACCGTTTATTTGGCATGTCAGGAAGTTTCCTAGATGAGCTAGGCGGAGATCCTCTTGAGCGACAACAGGCTTTATATGAGCAAATAAGAGCTATACAACGGCCTGAGGAAGAACGTCAGCAGCTTGCTTTAGAAAATAGACTATTAGGTCAAGGTAGACTAGGCTTAATGACTTCTCAATACGGCGGTAGTCCAGAGCAATTTGCACAAGCTTTAGCTCAAGAACAAGCACGTAACGAAGCTTTCTATAATGCTTATGGACAGTCTCAGGATGACAGACAGCAAGCTTATAATTTAGCTAGCGGTCTTATGGGTCTAGGCTATAAACCACAGCAAGAGTTAGGTAGTTTATATCAGCTAGCTACTCCAACAGCAGGCTTTGCACAAAGTGGTAGAGAAACAGGTGCAACACTTCAAGCAGACATAGAAAAAGAAGCTTTAGCCTCTTATTTAAAAAGTAAAGGTTTGTCAAATGAAATGGCACAAAAACAAGCTGAAGGAATGTTAGGTGGCGTATTAGGTGCGGCAGGTACTGCAATAGGTGGTCCAATCGGTGGAGCAATAGGTAGTGCGCTTGGCGGACTGTTCGGATAATAGGAGAATAAAATGGCTTATAATAATGATATAGTAGGTTTGTTGACAGGAACAAGCAGTGCTCGTTTATCTCCTGTAGCTCCTACAAGAGAACAAAGAATGCTTGAACGAGCAGGACGTTACAGTCAAGGCATGACTCAAAGCATTGGTCAGTTGTTTGGTGCAGACTTAAGAACACCCGCACAAAAACTACAGTCTGGTCTTAAGGATATAGACATGACTAATCCTGACGATCTTGCAAGGTTTGCTAAATTACAACAAGATACTGGTGATTCCGTTGGAGCGGCAAGAACACTTGCGGCACGACAAGATATTCTTAATAAAGAAGAGTCTCGTAGGCGTTATGAAGAAGGTTTAGAAACTGCCGAAGAAGCAAGAGAAGAGTCTCGTAGGCGTTATGAGGAAGGTTTAGAAATTAATAAGGAAGCAAGAGAAGAGC